CAGGCACGGAAACCTGATGGCTGTGCCGGAGGGGTGTCCGTTGGACATTGATCCCATCGAGATCGGACGGCTTATCCAGAAGATTGAGACTTTGGAAGATGCAGTGCGTTCAAACTCAGAAAAGGTCGATATGCTCGAACAGCAATTGCACAGAACAAAAGGTATAGGAATTGGGATTGTCCTCGCCACCGTTGGCCTGAGTGGCGTTGGGGGTAGTCTTATTTCGAGGTGGTTAGGCTGATAACTTCAATACAGAGAGAACGGTATGGAAAAAATTATGGACTGGTGGTTGGGTGCTTCTAAAAAACAGAAGATCGTAGTTTTAGTGGTAATTGCTTTTGTGGTGATTGGAATTGTTCAGTCGATTGGTAATTAGCGTATGTCTTTGTCTGATTCTAAGCGGATGTGCAGCGATGAAGAAACCGGGTCTAGTGGCAGTCGGAGCAGCGACGGGCGCGGGGATCGCAACGGTGGCGAGTGGAAGCGCACTGGCCCCCGTAGCTGGAGCAGCAGCTGGGGGTTTCATAACGGACGCGGTAACGGAAGTAGTGGACAGTCCAGCAGCGAAGATCATCAACAAAGCACCGGACAACCTGTGGACAGTGGCGCAAAAGGCCGTGGAAATTGGCGGTTTTGGCCTTCTACTCTTGTTCCTGGGGCCGGTTCTTATAGGGTGGATATTACCTGGGCCGACTCAGTTAAACCGCCGAAAAAAGAGCGGGGAATGATACGCAATTGGTGGGCTAATTTTTGGCACATCCCCCCACCAGAGGGGATATACGTCAGGTACGTTTTGAAGCCAGTACGGTATCAAGTGCGGTACGGCGAGGACGGGGAAGTGATAACTGAAGAACTGCCGGATTTTGATTGGCCTAAAGGTGCAGAGACAACAAGTTCGGATGATGAATAAAGATGGTTTCTAAAGCTGAAAACGAACTACGGGCTAAAGAAGCTCAACTGAAAGAGTTAGAGCAGAAGATGGCCGTGGCTGCTCGGCAGAAACGCGCTGTCGAGTGCCGAGAGGACTTTTTGAAGTTCGTTAAGTTCACCATGCCTGATCCCGATGATGCAGAGGATATTGAGCGTTCCATGTTCAAGGACGCCAAGCATCACCGCGCTCTGGCAAAAGTATTGGAAGAAGTGGAGAAAGGTCATGTACCGCGATTGATCGTGACCTTGCCCCCAAGACATGGAAAGAGTGAATTGATCTCCCGTCGTTTTATCTCCTGGCTGATGGGTAAAGACGGATACCGCGACGTTATCTTTGCGACGTATAACGAGGATTTCGCTGCGGATTTCGGTGCTGACGTGAGATCAATTCAATCTTCACCACAGTATAAACAGGTATTCCCTAATTTCTCTTTCAGAAAGGGCGGGGCCAGTAAGAGCCGAATTCAGTCTGAAGCTGGTGGTATGGCTGTGTTCGTAGGCCGTGGCGGTTCGATCACGGGCCGTGGTGCTGATTTCCTGATTATTGATGACCCTATTAAAGACGCTGAAGAAGCGGGATCACCAACGATCCGCCAAAAACTCTACGATTGGTTTACCCAGGTGGCGATGACTCGATTGATGACTGCTTCTGCCAGCGTCATTATTGTTCACACACGATGGCATGAGGACGATCTCATAGGTCGTTTGACTGATCCGTTGTCTCCGTATTACAACGAGATCGAAGCGGCTAAGTGGAAAGTTATCAATTTACCAGCTATTGCGGGAGATGAGGATACATTGGGCCGCGAGAAGGGTGAAGTATTGTGGCCGGATCGATTTGACCTCGAATTCCTAGAGGCGCAAAAGCGATTAGACCCCCGTGGGTTCAGTGCGCTTTATCAGCAGCAGCCATCACCGGAAGATGGCGATTTCTTCAGACGCGATTACATGAAATCGTATAACAAGAGATTACGCCCCAAGAACTTACGCATATACGCTGCATCGGATCACGCTATAGGTGTTGACAAGACCCGTAACGATTACACAGTGATGATCGTCGTGGGTGTTGATGAGAATCAAGATATTTACGTCCTCGATGTCTGGTGGGAAATGGCCCCAGCTGACAAGGTGGTAACGGCAATGCTGAATTTAATGCGTCAGTGGAAGCCGTTAATCTGGTGGGCAGAAAAAGGCCACATCACTAAATCTATTGGCCCATTTCTCAGAAAACGTATGGTCGAGGAAGGCGTGTATTGCGCTGTTGACGAAGTTACACCTGTGGCAAATAAGGTGCAGCGCGCGCAATCAATTCAAGGACGCATGGCGATGGGTAAGGTTTACTTTCCCACTGTCGCGCCGTGGATGGTTAAAGCGACTGATGAACTGATGAAGTTCCCAAATGCACGACATGATGACTTTGTAGATGCTTTGTCCTGGGTTGGCATGGGGTTACAGCGTCAACACGGCCCCGGAATCACTAAAAACATTCGCATTTTGCCGAAGGCAGGTACTTTAGGGTGGGTGAAATTCGATAGTGATTATCGCGCCAGTATCCAACAACGACAAAAGGCAGCAGTAGGATTCTAAAATGGCCGAAAACGAACAAAATCAAGAATTATCTGAACTAGGCGTCAGTCAAATGGTTGAAAAACCAGAGGCTCCGAGGTCATTACTGGTTAAGAAGATTCTTGATCGCGTCAAATCAGGTGAGAAGTTCCATCAACCCGCGTTCAAGCAGATGAAACGGGATATGGAGTTATCAGCCAAGGGCCACGATGAGAATTGGAACGATGAATGGTATGTCGCCAATATCGTTCAGCGCCATGTCCAGCAGCGTACAGCTGCCTTGTATGCGAAAAATCCGAAAGCGGTGGCAAAACGCCGTGAACGTATGGATTTTTCAGTATGGGATGAGGACAACAAGACATTACAGATGGCTCAAATGGGTGTCCAGGCAGCGCAACAGTACGGCGATCCTACTGGTGGCACTCTTGCGCCGATGTATATCAAGGCGCAGAGCATCATGGAAGATTATCAACAGGGCCAGGATCGCAGAAAGATGCTGGAGCGGATTGGTAAAACGCTTGAAATCCTGTTTACCTATTTTATGAGCGAGCAAAATCCCGATTTCAAGACACAGGCAAAGTCCTTGGTGCGTCGAGTCATTGTTACGGGGTGCGGATTCGTAAAAATAGGCTTTCAGAGGCAGATGGAACGAAGGCCCGAGGTGTCTGCAAAGATAAATGATGTCACCGCTCAGTTGGGTAGGCTTCAACGGCTTGCTGGTGAGATGGCAAAGGGTGATCTGACCGAACAAAACGCCGAATTGGAAGAATTACGCCTCATGCTGGATTCCTTGGTGTCCGAGCCGATGATGGTTGTTCGAGAAGGTCTTGTTTTTGATTTTCCAGAGGCAGATTCGATCATTATTGATCCGATGGCGAATCAATTGCGTGGTTTTGTCGGCGCAAAATGGATCGCGCACAAGATGTTTCTAACAAAGGATGAAGTTTCGGAGATTTACGGTAAGGACATCCAAAAAGAGGCCGTTTCATACGACATGAAGGGGGTCGCAGAGGATCGAAAGATGTATTCCGATGTTACGGAGTTCGATCAGCATCAAGACACGCGCAGCAACCTTGTTCTAGTCTATGAGGTCTACGATAAACCGTCAGGATTGATGTATGTGGTCGCAGATGGGTGTTCTGACTTCCTTACCGAGCCAGCTGCGCCACCAATGAAGCTGGAAACCTTCTGGCCGATCATGTCTTTGACGTTTAACGATGTCGAACATAAGGAAAAACTGTATCCGGTGTCCGATGTCGCGTTACTTGCCCCCATGGAGGGTGAATACAACCGCGCTCGACAAGGGTTGCGGGAGCATAGACGCGCCAACCGCCCCAAGTATGCAACCGCAGCGGGGATGCTTGAGGACGAGGATCGCGCAAAACTGCAACTGCACCCAGCAAACGCGGTGCTTGAACTACAGGCACTCGCAGCGGGTCAGAAAGTGACTGACGTATTACAGCCGGTGCCGATGATAGGTATTGATCCGAACCTGTACGAAGTCAAAACGATTTTTGATGACATTCAACTGGTGGTAGGCGCGCAAGAGGCAACATTCGGCGGTATCTCGAAAGCAACTGCCACGGAAACCTCGATTGCTGAGAGTTCAAGAATGTCTAGCATGGGCGCAAACGTCGATGAACTGGACTCATTTATGACAGAGATCGCACGTTTATCGGGCCAAGTGTTACTGCAAGAAATGTC